GCACATGCAATCTAAGGTAACGAATTGTTTTGGTTTGCCTCACGGCTCTCCTAATAATTTGTGTTTGTTGGAATCCCTATCCTGGGACCGGTGTGACAACCGGGATGGACCAATGGCCCGATCTTCCTTTAGCTACAACATAACCGCCATTCCTTCGAATATCTTTTTTCTTAAAGGGTTTCTTCTCACTAGCTCTAAAGTTTTTAAGCTTTAAGTAGTATTGAAGATTCTCGTCGAGCACACGTTTCTTACCATATTGGTAAGAACAGTATGCAAAACGAAGTACCCCATGATGAGAGATATCTATTCTGTTAAGTTTTACAGAATAATGGTTCACGAATCTCTGAATGTCAGAAGACATTTTTAGACCCGAATCATCAGGAAACTCCGGTGGAACTAACTTTACAGTTATTCCAAAGGAGTCAAAAAGTCCAAAAATGCAATGGAATATAGCTTTATCATAAACGTAATTTGTTACCCCGAAATACATAATGTATTTCTTTAAGGTAGCATTTAGTATTATGTAAAGCCATGGTTCCAGTGCACTCAGACGATTTGATGCTGGTGCCCTCAAGTTAAAGGGCCTGTTGTCGTACCCTGAGAGGTAATCACCTCCACAGGACTCTCTGAACTGCTCGGTTCCATAAAAGGATTTCTCCTTATTAATTATGAAACCAACCGCAGTCATCACAGAAATAAATTCTTCTGCGCATGACGTTGGAACAATACAATCATCGCCAAAAACGGACGCCTCTCCAAATGTCTCCCAATCCGGGAGACGAGAGGCCGTCGCGTTTTTGAGCGATACTATTGTACTGATTGCAAAAGCCCAGAAGACCAACGTTTCAAGCGGGAAAGTTCCCGCGTTACCCATTGACGAAACCATGTGCAAATCAACTTCTTTCCCACGGATTGTGGTAGAAGGAGATCTAACTTGGTCAATCAATGCGAACCACCTCGTCGGCAAAAGCTGACGAAGCAATTCGATCGAGACACAATCAGAAGCAGATGACCAATCTATAGTGGAATTTTTTCCAGTTATAGATGACTCACGAGCTAACTGTTTATGCCTATCAGGTAGGGTAGAAACGTCGAGTCCAACTGCATCTAAGCGTTTATACATTACACGCATCATTCCTTGTTGCAAAAACATATTGCAAGTAGGTTCGATGGCGATGAAACGCCGCTTAGTTGCAGTCTTATCGACTGTTGTAGCCCGAGATCCTTTCACAACGTTAAATCTTTCGCCGCAGACAGACGCACTATTCAGTTCTTGAATAGCGTGTTCGAGTTTGTAGTCGAACTGCAGATAACGTTGAAAAAGAGGTTTAGCACTACTTGTAACCGACATTGGATAAGAGAACTTATTTTCGTTAGAAGTATCAGAGTATGATACACCTATAGAAGTCCCTGACGAGTTTCTACACTCGAGGAACAGTTCTTCTTCATCCAGATTCCCTAAAACAAACGAAAGTAAATCCTTCGTACGCTTTAGGACCTTCAAGTCCAGACTATCATTGCGAAAGCAAGGGTCGTCGTCAATATCTAGTAAACAATTCTTGATATTGTAGTCCAACA